CTTCATCCATGGGATGAACGTCAAAACCCTGATCGAGATTCCGAAGCATGCCTTTTAACTCCCCATCAATTAAGATGAAGAGAGAGTTCAGCAATGCTGTATCGGACTCGATAAAGTCCACGTAGTCAGAACGTGGCACAGGTGGTCTGTTCCTTCGTCGTTCCTGGGCAAGTCGGTTGCAAGCTCTATTATAGAGTGCAGCAGCTTTTGTTACAGAACGATAGGTCCCTTCAATACTGCCATGGTCCAATTGGCCCAAGTCAGTAAGGTACCTAACCACTACTCCTTGCATGCAGAATTGGTCTATGACTTTCTGCAAGGAGATACATGGAAGACTTTCGTCCGATGGTCGAAGTCCGATCCGTGCATCTCGAGTAAGTGGTGCTAGAACCCCCTTGTCGTCGTGTGAAACCTTCCAGGAAGATAACGCACTTCGACAAATCAACGTGAGCTCTGAATAGTCATTTGCGATTGCACTTGACATCCAGCAAGAACGGAGACGTGCGATTTCGATTGAAAAACGCAGTACATCCGTCCGAAAGCCACGAAGATCCGAATAGGCCCGAAGCGTGTTGAGAGAAATTCTGTCGACCGCATATCGGAGTCCCTTCGGGTGGGGCCAGCCTAATCCGCCGACAATTGTTGGCAGATAGACTGGAAGACCCCTCTTTAGGAGAATTGACCTAATAGATGCCGTAACCTGGTGAGCTATGCTGCACAAAGGTAGGTATAATTTTGGACGACAATGAGATAGTGACGTAGAAAGACGTGAGCCGATATTGGCCCATGGTTGTTCTCGCCTATCCATTCTCGTTTGGGCGTAGTCTACGGGGGATATAATTCCCCGGAGATGCTCCGCACCAATCAATTCTAACTTGTCTCCTTTTACTATTCCGAAATCTTCGGCTACGAGTATAAAGGCATTATCAGTCCAGGGTTGCAAATAATGCTTCCCGGCTGATAACTTACCGTTGCATGATTCAATGAATATTTCATAAAGAACAGCAACTGCATAAGGACAAGCTGCGCAAAGATCGTCCCCTACGATACATGTAAGTTTATTTAACTTCACATATCGCGGAAGAGTGAAGACATTAAGTCTATCATCATCTAAGATCTTTAAAGCGCCCTGAACAAAACTCTCCGTCTTCACCTCAGATGTAGGTAAGACACGAAGCAGTTTCCCTCCCCCATCCAGCGCAAGTAGAGCCTTTCGAGTGCGTGTATTGGTCCATATGGACCAAGCGCAACGGAAGACACTGAGGTTCACTAAATTTAGATGAAACCAGCTTGGCGCTGTCCCCATCATATTCCCACAAGAAGTGGAAATTGGATTCCTATCTAGATTCATCGATTCTGGATAGTACAAAGTCTGAGGACCTGACAAAGATCGCCAGGACACCCAGTTTGCAGACGTCTTACAATGGGACGGCATATTGCCCTCCATAGCGTCATTAATCCTTTCCACAATGTCGTGCGGAAATCGATCTGTAGCGGCCGTGAGATCGCTCGATAGAGCGACCCAGGGTCCTAGGGACTTTTCGCGCCTTTCCGGAATTTCCAGTTGGCGCAGAAAGTTTGGAACTCCATTCTCGCGAATGCCCCACATAGTGGGCGTTTTGACGAGAACCTTCCGATACAGTTCTTTCCGAACGACGTGAGCTAGGCCTTGTAAACATGCAGGCGCTGACGTGATTACGCGGACTTTAAAGCCGCCACGATCAGGCACTGCAACGACTTTATGGTCGGGAATTTTACGAACTGCAAGTTGCGGTATAGTAGTTCCCGGCTCTGTCCCAAATTCACATCTTGCCATAGCGAGATGCGTGAACTTTAGGACTCGTCGTACCTCGGCCGGTTCACCATCAATCCATTTGAAGTATAATTCATCCGGACCAAGAATCTCATCTGATTCGAAATCCGAATGGATATCGGCGGGGTCGCAGCATGCAACCTCGGGCTGATACTTCCAAAGAATGGATCTGATGTGTGCGGCAGAACCACCTTGTCGGCGCGAGTTTTCTACGCTTGCGCTATTAGACAAAGTCACTCCAGGTCCGTCAATTTTGTCGAGACATTTCTCGGTAATTTTTGATACGACCTGACTGACCCGACGTAGTATAACATCGGGGCAGTTAATCACTTTTGTAACTTCACTATGGTGATTTACAAGTGATTCGAGTGCAGCTTTAGGGTCCCCTGCAGGATACGCGCGTGATGCGCGCGAAAACCGCAAGAGGGCCTTCTTATTGGAAGATTTACGGCTAATAGAGCCAGTAAAGATCCAGCTGGGTTCAAAGACACCATTGATAATCCAAGGGCAATTGCCCACGATTATAGGGTGCTCACCGCACTGCGAGGTCCCCGCGTGCCATCGACATAAGTTTGACAGAGATTTAAGTCTCTTAGAAACGAAATGTTCGCCACATCCTAAGTATGCGTGAAGTACCCATCGCCATAATTTGACGAGCGGGACGACAGCATCGATGTTCGCCTTGTTGGGCAAGAGTCCGAATTGGACAGCAGGCCAAGCAAGAACGAAGGCAGATGAGATGGAATTCATAATTTGTGAAATCCTCTCGCGGGAACCACGGGGAATATCTTGGGGGATCGGGAAGGAAATTCTTTCCCGATGGTACGGTAATACGGGGCAATTTGCCCCTCTTACGGTACGGGAGGGAACTGTCATCGGAGAATTCTTCTGACAGTACAGAGAGGAAACGGGCCTCAGTAAAGAGATCCGCTCCCCCCTTTTAAGGGCTGTGCTATTGACAATTGGAATACTTATTGTAAAAGACATATATCTTTTCACGTAATATTTCAAGTCGCC